CGTCCGCAAGCCACCCAGGCCGCCTCACATCCCGACTGCTGTCTGGATAAATCCACCAAAGCAAACGGAGGGAAACCAAGCTTAAAGTCCAAAAGCCACTGCCTCAAAGTCGTTGACACGTTCCGAACTGGCGTTGATGGGGCAAAAGACCGTTCCCATGCCGCAATGGCTGCGCCGTGTTCTGGCCCATGTGGAAGGTGAACACATCGCGGCGATTGTCGCGGATAGGTTCAAGCAATCTGAAATCAGTGACGCGCTGTCGGAAATCGGCAACCGCGCCCCTGTCATATGGCGCGGCATGGGGTTCAAGGATGGTTCTGAGGACGTGGAACGGTTCCGCCGGTTCGTCTTTGACGACAAGCTGCACGTTTCTGAAAGCCTGCTGTTGCGTCACGCCATTGGCGAGGCGGCTGTTTTCATTGATCCGGCGGGCAATTCTAAAATCGTAAAGGGCCGGTCTATGGGCCGTATTGACGCCGCATGTGCATCCGTTTTGGCGGTGTCTGAAGGCGCTCGGATTATGGGCCGTCCTGCTCACAAAGGGGGGCGTATAGCATGGGGTTAAGGAAAGAATACAAGCGACACTCACGGCACGTCACACGCGGCCCCCGTTGGAAGGCGCTACGGTTGCAAGCCTTGGAGCGTGACAACTGGCAATGCGTCCAGTGTGGCACCCGTCACAGGTTGGAATGTGACCACATCCTGCCCGTCCGGGATCGGCCTGATCTGGCCTACACCCTGTCAAATTTACAAATGCTTTGCGGCAAACACCACGCCGCAAAGACCCGAATTGAGGTTGGGCATAAGCCTTTGACCCCAAAGCGCCAGCAATGGCGTGACCTGCTGCGCGAAATGCAGCGCAACCCCCACGAGCATAAGGAAAATAATCATGCTTGATTCACTGAAAATCACCCGGCGTCAGTCGGAAATTCGTCAACAACTCGCTGGCCTTGTCGGCAAAGAAACCCCGTCTGAGGACGAAACGCGGTCTATGGAAACGCTAGATTCTGAATATCGCACCAACGAAACGCGGTTCCGTGCGGCTCTTGTGTCTGAGGACGACGAACGCCGCGAAGCCGGAGCCGAATTGGAAACCCGTTCTGATAAGGAATGGGGCGAACTGGCAGGCCGTTTTGAACTGCGCCAAGTCGCCTTGGCACTGGATGAAGGCCGCAAGCTGGACGGTGCAACGGCTGAAATGGTCGAGGAACTGCGCAGTGCGGGCGGGTTCCAAGGCATCCCGGTTCCTCTTGAGGCGCTGGAAACCCGTGCCGGTGAGACGCTTGCAGGCGGTGTGCCTGACCCTATCCGCACAATGCCAACGATTGAACGCTTGTTTGCGGGATCAAGTGCAACTCAGATGGGTTGCCGGATGATCAACGTGGGCGTGGGTGAAATCGAATACCCCGTTGCCACGGGCGGCGCACAACCGGGCTGGGCTGGTTCTGAGACTGGCGATGTGCCGGGGCCTCAGGCTTACACAACGGTTGACCGTCCAATGAAGCCGGATCAAACGCTTGGCGTCCAGATGAAAATCACCCGCAAGGCTCTCAAGCAAGCCGGTGCTGGGCTTGAGCAGGCGGTGCGGCGCGATATGGGCGCGGCAATCCAGCAAGAGGTTGATCGGGCAATTTTCCTTGGGTCTGGCACGGGTGGCGAACCTCTGGGCATTTTCCCCGGCGCGTCCACCTACGGAATCACAGAAACGGCGATTGATGCGGGTGCATCTTATGCGGCGTTTCGTGCGGCGGTGGTGCGGTTTATGACGGCCAACGCGGCGTCTGGACCGGGTGCGGTAAACTTGCTCCTACGTCCTGAGGTCTTTGACGGCATGGACGAACTGATTAGTGGGCTGGCAATCTCGGAATGGGACCGCCTGATTGCCAAGATCGGCAAGGTGCAACTGACCACCAACGGCATCGCAGCCCCAAGCGGAACACCTTTGGCAAGCATGGGCCTGATGACCACATCGACCAACGGTGTGTCGCCAATGTTCTGCGGTATGTGGGGCGCGGTCGATCTGATCCGTGACCCGTATTCCGATGCAAAATCCGGGCAACTGCGCCTGACTGCACTGACCACAATGGACGTGACGGTTGCACGTGGTGTGCAGCTCGAAATCCTGACCGGTATTCAGTAATGTTAGAGGGTTTTGCAGACGGCGGTCTGGAACTACGCAAACGGGCGTCCGGCGCAATGTCGCTGCAAGGCCGTTTTCCATATAACAAGCGGGCGGTCCTCAGTGATGGGGGCCGTTCCGGTCGGCCACGAAAAGAGGCGATTGCATCCCGTGCGTTTGCCTATCGCGTGAACGATCCAAAAGAGGACATTCATTTTCTTGTTGGCCATTCCTTTGACAAGCCTTTGGCGTCCCGTTCGGCTGGCACATTGGACCTTGTGGACAGTGATGATGCTCTGACCTTTACCGCGACGATCACGCCGGAAATGCAAGAAGTGTCCTATGTTAAGGATATTCTAGCAGGCATTGCTGCGGGTCTGACCCTTGGCATATCACCGGGATTCCGGTTGCCACCGAAGCGGGCGGTCCCTGAGCCTGAAAAGATTGAAGATGAGGGCCACGACCCTGAGAACGGGGCGCATAACGCAATCATCCGAACCGTTATGGCGGCGCTCTTGTATGAACTCAGCGTGGTCACGCGGCCTGCATATCCTGAGGCGCAAGTTGAAGCTCGGAATTGGACGGCGGGGGGTGTGATCCTGCCCGATGGTTTAGGCGTGGGCCTACACCGCACCTTGAACCGTTGGAGGGCTTGATATGATTGATCTGATCAAACAATTCGAGGCTGTTCCAGTGACCTATCCTGATGCGCCTAGTGGCTTGTCATATGATGCGGCTGTTCTGGACGTGGCAATGATCTGGGCACGAATAGAGGGATACACGGCACATCGCTGGACCCCGCGTGAAGTGGTCTGGACGTTGTTCGGCAACAGCGGCGACGAATTTGTTCCACGGCTGTCGCCGGTTGTATCTCGCACGGCACATTTCTGGGGAGATCAATGGGAAGGTCTGACCTTGTTAGACGGCCCTCTGGGCGTTTGTCTGCCTTTTGATGGCACTTACCAGATAACGGCCCAAGTCGGCGCTGGTGCTGTGCCTGCGCCTGTCTCTGAGGCTTTCCGGCGGCTTGCCGAATACATGGCCGATGATCCGGGGCGCGTTGGCACGACCTCTTTCACTGACAAGATTGGCCCTCTTGAGGAATCCGTAAATCGCGCCCCGACATGGCTGGCGCGGGCAATGCAATACAGTGGCGCGGGCGATCTGCTGCGCCCATATCGGAGGGCTTGACTATGTGGCCATTCAAACGAAAAGAACCTGAGACTGAAACGCGGTCCAGTCGCACCGGCTACACCACGCAAGTGATGCAAGCGCGGGCCGATTATATCGGCGGCGTTGATGGTGTTGCCGAACTGACCGGCACTGTGCAGGGCTGTGTAAGCCTCTGGGAGGGCGGTCTGAGCCTTTCCGATGTAGACGGCACCGACATGCTGACTCCTGCCATGCTTGCGCTTGCTGGGCGCTCTCTGGCGTTGCGCGGGGAAGCTGTCTTTGTGATCCGTGAGGACGGGCTTTTGCCGTGTTCGGATTGGGATTTGACCACGCGCTATTCCAAGCCCACGGCTTACCGCGTTGGCATCCCTGACACGGGCGGCGGGCGCGCTATGACGGTGCTGGCGGGCGAGGTGCTGCACCTGCGGATTGGCTGCGATATGGATATGCCCTATGTAGGTCAGTCACCCTTGCGGCGGGCGCGTTTGACGGCTGGCCTGTTGCAAACGCTGGAATCTGCCCTGTCTGAGGTCTACACCAACGCGCCCTTGGGTTCGTCTGTCATTCCGTTCCCTGAGGCCCCCGACCAAGATATGAGCGATCTGGCGCGTGGGTTCCGTGGGTTTAGGGGCAAGGTGCTGGTGCGTGAATCCGTCAACGTGACGGCGGCGGGCGGGCCTGCGCCTCAGACTGACCTCAAGCCAAGCGATGTGTCGCCCGATTTGAGCAAAGCCATGACCAAGGAAATGCTTGCGGCATCGCGGTCCAGCATTGAAATGGTGTTCGGTGTTCTGCCCGGTTTGAGCAATATCAGCACAACCGGGCCGATGGTCAGGGAAGCGCAACGCCACCTTGCGCAGTGGGGCCTCATGCCGATTGCTGCAATGATCGGCCAAGAGGCATCCGAAAAGCTGGGCAGTGCGGTCAAACTAGACGTTATGCGACCATTGCAAGCGTTTGACGCCGGGGGCCGTGCGCGGGCCTTGGGTGCGATTGTGCAGACATTGGCGATGGCAAAAGAGGCGGGTGTTGATCCGGCTCAGGCATTGGAACTTGTGGATTGGAAGGACTAACCGATGGGATATTATGACGCGAAGGCCCGAAAGGCGAAATCCATGCTGACAAAAAGAGGCCAGGCGGCGCAAGTCGCCCGGTCTGTGACCTCAGGTGGTGGCCCGTCTGATCCATCCGGCGGCACGACTGTTACCCTTGTCTATGACGTGCGTGTTGCGGTGTTTCCGATTGAGATGGACCGGATCGACGGCACCAACATTTTTAGCGGCGATTACCGCCTGATCTGTTCAGCGGCTGAGGTTGAAATTGAATTGTCGGACAGGATCGAGTGCAGCGAAGGCACCTTGACCATATCCGACCTTGGCAAGTTTGCGCCTGATGGCACGATCATTTTCTATGACATGGTAGCGAAAGGATAGGGCGATGGAAGTTGACGCAAAAGTTGTGGACGTGGCAATTCTGGCAACGCCTATCAAGCGGGGCAACGGGTTCAAGGTGGTGGCCTATTTCACGTTGCTGTTGCGTCCCATGCGGATCGAGGATTGCAGGCTAGCGATCACGCCGGGGGGCAAGTTTGTGCTGTGGACGCCAGATGAGGCGATCAAAATTGCCGGATGGGCGCGCGATGAATTGGCAGGAACCGCGCGCCTCGCCTATGTCGAAGCTCTAAAACAGATAGGTTGTTAGTGCCACGTTACTCTTTGCGGCGTTTGGTAATCCTCTGTTTCGTCGATGAAATCGCCAGCAATAGCAAAAACATGCGCTAGTGAAATGGCGTCGAAAGGTATTTTAGCGAGAATGAAGCCTGCGACCATCATGCACGCTTCCCGAATCTCTTGAGGAACTCCTTCAACAGGGGTTCCATCCTTTCTATAAACGCCCTTTCGGGGCCAATGGAGCGCTTGGACTTCGGTTAGCTTTGTACCCTTCCAAGGAAGTGTCCCCAAGAAATCAGTCGCGTGCTTTAGCGCTTCCTTTTTTTCCGCGTCGGACTCTGCCAATGTGGCTTTTCTGCCTTTTTCGGGCAGCGTCTTGTCCCATTTTAGAGGTTTCATCGTGTGCCTTCCTGTTGAGATTAACATCTCTTATTGCGTAACGTACATTTAGGCTTGCGGCAAGCCTTAATGTGCGATACACAATAAGGATGAAGCATAAAGCGTTCACAGAAATTGTTGCACATTCGTGCCGGGTTCCACAAAAAACGGTGGCCCTGTTCGCACGCAATCTTAAAGAGGCTGGCTTGCTGACCTCTGGTGCAAGAGGCGTGAACGCCCCTGAAATGACCGTTCTGGACCTAACACGCATGGTCATTTCTCTTTGCGCCACTGACCGCCCGTCAGAGGCAACGGGCCTCACAAACCGTTATTGCATCGCGGAATGTCCTGAGGATGTAACAATTACCTTGGGTGACGGCGAAGTGAACTTCAAAAAGGGCTGGACGCTTGAGGACATCTTGAGCGGTGTTTTGATGGTCGATGCTATTACGTTGATGCGCTTGCATCCCGAACTCACAATCAACTGGAATAACAGAACTGCCACCCTCTGCCTGAACGGTCACAACATCCATTTCAAGGCCGCTGACCTTTCAACAGATGAGGATGATGGTCGCGGAATTATTACGACACGCGGAATAGGTGGCACCGACTTTGCGGAGATGGCTTTGCCATTTTATCTTGAGCGTGAGGACGGCACTAGCTGGGAAGAAATGACGGCCAGTGGCACCGCTGCAAAGGTCGCCTCACGTCACATCTTTGGCGTCAAGGATGAGGCTAATTCAAATGAGTAGCGCAAGCCTCAATATCAGCGTGGTCGAAAAACGGATGCTGAAACAGGCTGAGGCCGCAAGCTACACCGGCCTTGCAGTCAAGCACTTCAAAGCAACCTGCCCTGTCCAGACTATCGAACTGCGCCCCGGTGCGGCTCTTTATGACAAGCGCGATCTGGACACTTGGATTGACGCCGTAAAAACAGGCACGGAAGTGGCATCGCAAGACGCCATTTTGGGGAAACTGTAATGACCCATATCCGCGTCAAAGGCTTCAAAATATTCAAAGACCGTCATGGGAAGCTGCGTTGCTATCATCGCGCAACCGGTCACAAAATTGATCTGGACAAGGCCCCCTTGGGGTCGGCTGAGTTTTTCAACGATTGCGCCCGTATCCAGTCGCTTGCTGAGGCGGTGAAGGCAAAGGCCCCACGAGCCGGAACGCTTGGCGGTCTGTCGCACTCTTATTTCCAGACTGAGCATTTTGCGAACTTGGCAGATGCGACAAAGCGCGATTATCGCAAGTGTTCTGACTTTCTGCACCCTATCCGCGACACGCCAGTGTCAGCGATCACAACGCCGTTGATGTCTGGCATCCATGACAAGGCCACGCAAAAGATCGGCTGGCGCAGGGCGAACATGCTGCGCACCTTTCTGAGCCAAGTTTTCCGTCACGCCATTCCCAAGGGGCTGATCGACCGTGACTATGCATCCGGTGTTATTCCCAAGCCGCGCCCCAAAGACTTGCCATATGCCAACCGTCCATGGTCGCAAGACGAACGGGCCGTTGTGCTGGAAAAGGCCAAGCCCCACGTCCGGGTTGCCATTGCACTGATTATGAACACGGGCCTTGATCCGTCTGACGCCCTCAGGCTGACACGCCGTCAAATTGATGGTGACATGATCTGGGGCGCACGGGGCAAGACCAAAGAAGAAGTTGCCATTCCGATTGGCCCGACATTGCAAGCGGCACTGGACGCGGCCCCTGCCCATGATGCGGTGACGATCCTTGCCAATTCTAAGGGTAAGCCTTGGACCTACAACGGATTCTCTACCGTTTGGCATCGCTTCAAAAAGGGTCTGGAAAAGGATGGCCTTATTGAGGCGGGTCTGACGCCCAAAGGATTGCGCCACACGGTTGCTACCACCTTGCGTGAGGCCGGGATTGAGGAACGTCAGATTGCTGATCTGCTCGGGCAGAAAACCCCGGCTATGGCCCGTCACTATTCACGGTCTGCAAACCTTGCTGATCGGAACCGTGAAACAATGAACACACTCGAAAAGGAGAACGAACGCAGAGCAAAAGTTGTCAAACCATTCCAGAAAAACGTCAAACCTTAGAAAGGTATCCAAATGAAAATGGAATACATCAAGCATTACCAAGACGTTAAATGGTGCCCAGGGGCGGAATCGAACCACCGACACGAGGATTTTCAATCCACTGCTCTACCCCTGAGCTACCCGGGCACCGGGACGGACGAACCGTCGGGTAGCGTGCTTTTAGACGTGGCCT